AATCCCCGGTCACTGACGGCTTTTGGAGGGGTTCCTATCAGCCCGGGGTGCCGACTGTTAGCTGAAACCGCACACTTCGGCTGGCGGCGCCTGGTCATCCTGTTGGCTCAGGCCCGCCAGGCTCGGGGCTTGTTAAAACGGGATCAGTGGCACCCATTGATCGCAACCGTCCGCTTGGGCGGATTCAGGTACGTTATCACTCCACACATTACACCATGCCTCGGGTTTGAATTGATCGCACAAGGTACAGGTGCGTCTTACTGGCAATGAGGCGACCAATTTGATGGCATAGTTTAGCCAATGAAGTAACTCCTCCTGACGATCAGGCGTTAATGGCAGGGTGATAACTGGCAACGGAATGGAAGTCATAGCCGGTAATCTCGGGGTACTTTTTGTTGACATTGATCTGGATGGCGGAAGGTGCGCGTAATTCGTCCTGGCGCTCCAGGGCCTCCGCTACGGTATGAGGAATCAGTGTGCCGGGTGCGCGTTGTGCCCACCAGGAAATCGCTTTGGTGCGAGCATAGCCGGTATGCTCGAAGCAGACCCATTCGCTGGCGATGCGCATAAAAGGACCGCGATAGGTGACGCGCAAGGTATCCGGTCCGCCCATGCGTCCTGGCCAGCGTTGATATTCCACCTCATGTACCGCATGACGCTCCAGGCGTGGCGCGGTATCGCTGCTTAAAATGGGCAGGGTGAAGGCGCTGGCCTCGTGCTTGGGGGTAAGATCCGCCGGGAACTCATAGCCGCATTCCGGGCAGGTGCGCACGGCAATGGATAAGATGGTTTGGCACTCGGGACATGTGCGCGTCGGCGCCGCTTGCGGCCCCTGTTTGGCGGTAGGTATCCAGGCTTTGACTTGATCCACTGGGCCATGACGTAAAGTGTTGCCGGCAAAATCAAGAACCAGGCAATCGGCTTTACCTGGCGCTTGGCGTGACCCTCTACCGACCATTTGGACGAAAAGACCGGGAGATTGCGTCGGCCTGAGCATCACCAGCAAATCGGTATCCGGGACATCAAAGCCAGTGGTCAGGACATTGGCATTGGTTAAGGCCCGCAGGCGCCCGGACTTGAAATCGTTGATCAATTGATCGCGCTTGGCCATGGGCGTCTGTCCCGTGACGCAACCGGCGCTAATGCCGCGTTCACGTAGGGCCGTAGCAATATGCTCAGCGTGGTTGACGCCAGAGCAAAATACCAACCACTTCTTGCGCTCCTGGCCCAGGTCGAGCACTTCGGTCAAAGCCGCCTGGGTGATTTCCTCCCGGTCTACGGCGGCTTCCAGTTGCTTGGCGACAAATTCGCCTTGGCGAGTGGCGACCCCGGAGACATCAAGTTGAGTTGCCATGCGCTTGCTGACCAGGGGCGATAGGTAACCATCGCGGATCAGGTCCAGCATGGGGACCTCATGGGCAACGGCGCTAAATAAAGCCTCATCACCATGGCACAGGCTGCCAGAGGCAGTCCGCCAGGGAGTGGCGGTCAGCCCGACTACCCGCAAGGCTGGGTTGATCTTGCTGGCTTCCGCCAGGAAAGTGCGGTAGGTGCCGACGGCTTTATGGCTAATCAGATGGCACTCATCGACTATTACCAAGTCAAAACGACCCAGGTGCCAGGCTTTGTTATGCACCGACTGGATGCCGGCAAAGATGACGGGATCAAAGGTGGCGCGAGATTTTAGCCCGGCGGAATGGATGCCTAGCGGGGCCTGGGGCCAGACGGTGCTCAGTTTGTCGGCGTTCTGGGCGATCAGTTCCCGGACATGGGTCAGCATCAGCACCCGCGTCCCGGGCCAGTGCTGGAGGGCTTCTTGCACCAGCAGGGCCAAAATGACCGCTTTCCCCGCCCCGGTGGGCAAAACCAGCAAAGGATTCCCAGCTGGATTCGCCCGGAACCAGGCATAAAGAGCGTCTAAGCTCTCTCGCTGATAGGGCCGTGGCTGAATCATTCTGCGTCTTTCTCGTAAATGCTCAACTTGGCATAGCCAGGATGCTGAGAGCAGGTGTGGTAGGCGCTGACATAGCGGCGCACGTCGATACTGTCCTGGCACCGGCATAATCCTTCGGGTCTGCCCCGATAACGAACGGTGGTTAAGTCCCAATGCGGGCAGGTTTCGCAATTGACTTGGATTACAATTCCGTTAATTTTCATGGCTGTACTCCGGTCGCAATAACTTGATGCCATCTGGTATGGCAGGACTGACATAGCCAGCTTTTCGGCCAACGTTCAGCTTCATTGCCAAACAAATACCACGGCGCCCAGTGATGCCATTCCGCCCCGGGTTTATTGCAGACCTCGCAGCAAGGCAGGTCTTCATCTATCAACTGATAAGTTACGGTGACGCCAATTTGTTTAGCGTAATTTTCAACGACCGTTTTTGGCGCACAGACTTTCGAGCGGTAACCGCAATCACCGCAGACCAGTGGATGGATTTCATGACCGCCTCGGTTCATGGTCGGCACGATCTTCCAGTTCAATCCCTGGCAGTGTTCGCAAGGGGTTTCGCGGCGTTCTATCCAGTTCATGCAGGCGCTCCGCATTCTCCATGTTCAAAACGTGCTTGTCTTGCAAGATTGGCAGCATAAATTGCTTTATAATTTAATGCTTCTTCTGGCCAAGCGCCTTTATAAAATTTTGCATTTAATGTCGTTTCCCAAAAATGTGACATATCAATAAAATCAATAACTTTTTTTGCTACTTTTTTATAAAAATCACAGCTGTCTCCATATATAGTATTTTCCCAACTGCATCCATTAAAATAATACATATTATAAAAATTTTTTAAGTCTTTGTGCGGATTTTCAAATCCATATAAAGATGTAAGTACAGATCCTTTATGCCAATTAAACATTATTCCAGCAGGCACTTGTCCAAATTCAGGGATTTTCCCAAGCAGCAATAATGCTGGACCATTGGTATCTTTTCTAACATCTGGCAGACCCCAATCAATAACAGAAGCATCGCAAAGCAATCGAACATTATCCATCGTAATATTGCCTTTTACTTCGCACCAACATTGCAAATCTGGCAGCAAAAAATCAGGCAAATATTTAGTCCATTTTACATTATCGTTATATTCAGGTGAACAATCAGGTAAATTAAAACCTTGCGGCTCATATTCCCAACGTAAACCCATCGCATCAAAAAACACTGCCCACCGCGCTTCTAAACGCGAACGAAAACGATAGCCTTTGTAATACGTTTCTATGGCTTTAATCATTACAAAATCCTCGCGCTAAACGTCGTCTGAATCGTTGCGGCCACTGGATCAGCAAATAATCCTGGGTTGGCGGCGATCTCGGTACTGTGCCAGCCGCCGGGGCCGTTGACCGGCTGATGCTCGGGACTGTCGCCTTGATAGCGGATAGACCCCGCTTCCTCGTCGGCATCCACGGCTTGCCAGGGCAACAGGGCGGGGATAAACAGATGCTGGGCGCATTCTGCGCCTTGGCGTTGTACGTCAACCGGCAGATCGGTGGCATAGCGAGCGCAGGACCAGCGCCCATCGCCATCCATCTCGGGGGTGGCATGGGCGCAGGTACGGCAATTGACCTGTGGTACGGTGACGCCTTGGGTCTGGTGACATAAAGCGCGGTGGTTGCACCATTGGCACTGGTACCAGTCAGGGCGGTCACTGAGCCGCTCTGGTGGTTCTGGTGCCGTGATAATGCGGTGGGCCTTGGCCAGTAAAGCCTCGGCGGTCGCCGGGTCGGCATTGGTGCGGACCGAGACGGTATGCCGTCCGCCGGGGGTGGAACAGGTTAGGTAATGACGAGTCAGGCCCAGCAAGTGCAGGTAGAGCACTGCCTGAGCGTAATAAACACCATCCCAGGCCGCTAGAGCGCCCTTCTCACCATGTTCCTGCTTGGCCTTGATCAGGGCCGTCTGTTTCTTTTCATCGGTCTGTTTATGCTCCCAACCATGCCAGGTATGGGGTGCTTGGAGTAATCCATGGATGACACCATCAGCATGACCGCGAGCATGACCACTGACCGCTTGACAAGCGAATTGCTCTCCTGTTCTGGGATCAAGGGTATGCAATTCGATTCCCGGGACCAGGCGCAGGCGTTCGGCTTGGATGTCTTCGCCCCGGTGACCGTCCTCAAAGCGTTTGAGGGTTGCCGCGTCCCAGGCTGGGGCTGTACACCAGCGAAAGCCGTACCACAAGGCCCGTTCGCAGGACCGGCCTAACTCGGACATGCCGAGATAGGGCCGTGGTGGTTCGGCATTACCCGCCGCTACAATGGCGGCATCCACCGCCTGTAACGTCGGGTCCAGTCCAATGTCTGGGAGCGGCGCCATTGCTTAAGTCCTAGCCGCCCAAGGAGGCGTAGAGACGGCGGCAGGCGTCGGTTGCGGCTGCTGCCAGGGCTTCGCCTGAGCAGGCGCTTGGGCGGGCGCCTGGGCTTGCGCGTGGGCCGGCTGAGGCGTATGGGCAGGCGCTCCCAGGGGGCGATACCCGCCCACCTCATTCTTGGGGCCGTAGTTCTCATCGATCTTGTACTTGAGGCGAGCCACCAGGGGGATGCCGTGCAGTTGGCTGGAGTCCTGCACTTGCAGCACGCCCACGGCATGACAGGCTTGGCTCAGTTGGCGGCGTCCGATCTCGACCGCTTGCGGGTTTGGATTATCAAGCGTGATGCGGTCCCAGATGAGCCGATTGGTGTATGGCCCCTCGATGACCTGGAGGGTCATTTCCAGATAGGTGCCGCCGGAACGGGCGGTTTTCACTGTGGAATCGGTGATTACCACGGGGTAATCGCCCGCGGGCAAGGCTTCGCGTGGGCTTTCGGTGGGGATGGCGCTGGCGTCAAAGTTCATGGTAGCCATGATTGGGTTCCTGCTTAGAGCTTAGTTGGAAGGTTCGGTTGGGTGTTGTTGTGCCTGGCTTAGGGCCTCGGCAAAGGCAGTCCAGGACAGGGGGATGACCTCGGGCAGGCCATAGCGGTTACCCGCTACAAAGCCCGGGGTGCCGGTCAGGTAGAGCTTGTTGATGGCGCCCTTAGGGGCAACACCACGGGCTACCTGCTTGCCGTCCGTGGTTTCCTGACGGCGAACGAAACTATCGCGTTGCGCAAAACCAATGACATCGGCCCATTCGTTGAGAAGGTCGCGGGCGCCGGTGCCCTTGTTGGGCTTATGGAGTTTGGTTTCCCATTTGTCGTAGGGCTCAGCCAACGGATCATTGAAGGTCACCACCTGGCTATGGCAGATGATCCCGACGATCATGGAGCGTTGTTTATTGAGATAGTCCAGGCCGGACAGGACCTCGCGCCAATAGGCCAGGGCGATGCCATAGGCTTTGCCATAACCCCCGTGAGCGGTTTCCATGGTCTTGGCGCCTTTGATAGCCAATGGGCAGGAATCCACCACGAATTGATGGATCAGCCGTTCCAGCCAGTCGGCGGAATCCAGTACCACCGTCTTATAGTCGTGATCTT